CCAGGTCGGCGGCGTCGGCGTCGAGGGCCTCGGCGGTGTCACCGACCAGGCGCGCCGCGAGGCTGGCGGGCAGGTGGTGCTTGGCGGCGGCGGCGTCGCGCATGGCCTGCACGTCGCGCTGGCGGAGCAGGCCCTCCAGCTCGGCCACGCGGCGCCCGCGCTCCTCGGCCAGCTTCTGGAACTCGCCCTGCTGTTGCAGGCGTTCCGCCTCGGCCGCCTCCCGTTCCGCCTTGGCGGCGGCGTCCACGCTGCGCTTCTGGCGGTCCAGGCGGTCCTTGATGATGGCGTCGACCTGGGCCTGGGTGAAACGCGGGGCGTCGTCGGCGCCGTCGGCGGGCGGGTCGGTGCGGGCGGCCCCCGCCGGGGACTTGGGGGCCGGCGCGGGGTCCGTCGCGGTGCCGCCTTCCGTGTTCGGCGAGTACCGGACCTGGGGCAATCGAATGGCCATGGGGTGCGTCCTTCCGTGTTGTTTACCGCCCCGTCGGGCGTGCTGCTAGGCGTGCCGCTCGGTGGCGGACGGCCCTTCCAACTCCTTGGCGTTGTTGCGATCCGCCAGCCGCTGCAAGGCCACGGCCAGCGGCGTGGGCGGGACCGGCGGGGCGGACCCGCCCGCCGCCGCGCCGCCGTGCTGCCCCACGCCGACCTTGGAGAGTTCCACCGGCGCCGCCGTCCCCGGCACGGACAGGCTCATCAGGGCGATGCGGTCGGCCTGCAAGGCCAGTTCGGCGCGCTGGTTGTCGAGCTGCTCCCGGCGGGTCTGCGGGATGAGCGGGCGCGGCGCGATGTCGAAGTCGAGGTCGCCCCTTGCGTAGCTATCCAGGTCGAAGCCGTCGAACGCCGCCTGGTGCCGGTTGGGCGCACCCCAGTCGCCGTTCGCCAGGCGCCAGCCGGCGATGGCCACGGCCATCTGCATGAGCTTGACCATCTGGTGGTCGTAGCCGGCCGCCGTCTCCTGCACCAGGCCGCCGACGTCGCCCATCAGCCGCGCCGCCGCCGGGCCGGTGACCTGACTCATGGCCCGCAGCTCGCGGTACATCGCCAGCTCCGGGTGGTCCTGCTCGATCTCCCCCACCAGGTTGGTCATGTACGTCACGGCCTCGGCCAGCGACAGGTTGCCGGCCAGGCTCGACACCTTGCCGTCCGCCGGCCCCTGCAGCAACTGCACGCTCTCCCGGTCGGCGACGGGGAACGCCATTTCATCGGTGGCGCCGCGCTTGGCGCTCTTGCCCACAAGGTTCTTCAGGCCGCCGCCGCTCGTCCAGAGCACCATCGGCGCCTCGATCACCTTGTGGATCTGGTCGTGGGCGTGGCTGGCCAGGCTGTTCAGCTCGTCCAGCTTGCCCACGCTGCCGTGGATCGCCGGCGCCCCGAAGTTGCTGCCGATCTCCCGGTGCTTGCACCACACCGCCGGCACGAAGCCGTACGGGTTGGGCGCGACGGCCGGGGCGCCGGCGTAGCCGTGCGGCTCGCCGTCGCGGTAGGTGGCGATCCGCTCCTTGTCCACCACCTTCCGGTACTCGTACTGGTAGCCGTCGTCGTCGGTGGCGAGGTAGCGCAGCGTGTAGCCCAGCACGTTGCCGGTGCGGTCCTGGTCGATGTTCTGGATCAGCGCCGGCCAGACGACGCCCGCCGTCACCTTGCCGGTCGCCGGGTCGTCCAGCAGCTCGACCAGCACGTTGCCGGCGATCGCGCCGTAGCGCACGATCAGCCCCTTGAGGGACTGCATGTTCGACCAGCGCCAGAACTGTCCCAGCGCCGCCTTGAGCCGGGGGTCGGTGTCCTCGGCCAGCGGGATGGCGAGCGGCACGCCCTCCGGCAGGCGTTCGCCGTCCAGGGTCAGCACGCCCGGGTAGACGGAGGCGCCGTAGAAGTCGCACAGCCGCCGCACGGGGTTGTAGAGCGCCCTGATCTGACGGTAGAGCCGGAACTGGCTGCGGTAGTAGCCCCAGAGCTGCGTGCTCTCGAAGATGTCGTTGGCGTAGTAGGCCCACAACAGGCGGTAGTACGCCGCCCGGTTGAAGGTTTTGCCGCCCTGGACTTGTTCCGGGCTTTCCAGCGTGCGGCGGTAGACGCTGAAGGCGGTCTGGAACTGGCTGCCGACGTTGGCCATCAGTCGTCCTCTGGGCCGGCGGCGCCCCAGTCGGTGGCGAGCAGGAAGCCCGCCAGGTCGGCGTCGTCCATGCCGCCGGTGGACTCGTCTACCAAACTGACGGCGTAGCGGAGACAGTCGGCGCCGTGGTTGTCGCGATCCACCGGCAACTCCTTCAGCGCCGCCCCCGGGCGGGTGTCCCAGACGTAGGACGCGATCTCCTCCACGACGCCGCACGGTCGCTTCTGCTCGTCGAGCACCGGGTCGCGCCGGTCCGTCGCGCCGGCGGAGAATCGCAGCCGGGGACGGCCGTCCAGCGCGACGGCGAGCCGCTGCTGCACCCGCTGGATACCGGCGGCGATGGCGTTGTCGCCCGGCACCGCGTCCAGGCCGGCGGCGCGGAACTGCTCGATATAGGCAGGCTCGGAAGGGTCGCAGGCCCACGTCTGCACGCCGTAGAACGCGGTCAATTCGTCGGCCTTGGCCGTCCACCAGTCGATCAGGCGGCCGGTGCGGTAGGTCTCGTGCAGGAGGGTCATGCGCCCGTCGCCATCCACGCCGTAGACGTGCAGGACGCCGGGGTTGGTGTAGCCCCAGTCGGAGGCCCCGACGCAACGCTTGATCCCGGCGGGATGCGGGCGCCCGTCGGCCTGGACGGAGCGTTCCTCGACCAGCGCCGCCGGGTCGACCAGGTGGCGCGCCCGGTCGAAGGACTCGTAGATCATGCCCTCGGCGGCGGCCCATTTGCCCAGGCGCAGCCGCTGGTAGCGCACGCCGGTCAGGGCGTCGAGCTTACTCAGGTAGTCGGTGGTGACGCTGGGGTTGTCCTCGTGCCGGGAGTCGAGCATGACGGTCGCGCCCCGGTCGGCCCGACGCTTGAGCCAGTGGGTCGGGGCGTCTGGGTTGCAGTCGGCCACGAGCTGCTGGTAGGGCGTCACGCCGTTGCGCAGCCGGGTGGTCAGGCTCTCCCAGTCGTGCTCGGTGAGTTCCGTCGCCTCCTGCACGTAGGCCACGTCGTATTCGGTGGACATCACCTTGGTCGGCTTGTCCAGCCCGCCGACGATCACGACGGACCCGTTCGGGTATTCGTACTGCTGGGCGGTGACGTTGAACCGCACGCCGTCGAGCGGGTGCAGCACCTTCTCCTGGAAGGTGACGAGCGCCGATTGCGTGAGGGAGACCCGCGTCTTGCGCAGGATCAGCCCGCGCATGCCCGGGTATTGCAACGCCTGCTTGTGCAACCACTCCAGGCAGGCGCGGCTCTTGCCGGTGCCCGCCGGGCCGGACAGCAGCACCTCCGGCGCGTTGCAGCGGAAAAGCTTGGACGCCGCCCCGTAGCGCACGTAGCGCTTGACGGTCTCAAGCGTCGCCGTCGGCATATTCGCGGATCAGGACGTTGCTGGTGGATTCCTGCTTGTCGGTGAACAGCTTGTGGTACTTCCCGAGCAACTCCAGGGCCTTGACCTTGTTCGTGAGGTCCATCCGCACCCGCATGGTCTCGCCGGTGCGCGGGTTGACGACCACCTCGACGAACTCGTGCCACTCCGCCATGCCGACGTCGGTGAGGTGCCGGAGGACCTCGGCGGCGCTGAGCGTCTCGGCCGCCAGTTGGGCGTCGATGGCCGCGCGGACGCTAGGGTTCGTTAGGACATCGTGCGCGGTCACCCGAAGTCCGGTGCCGGCCTTATAGCCGGCCAGCCGGGCGGCCTCGGTGCCGTTCCCCTTCGCCGCGCCCAGATAGGCGTTGACGAAACGCTGCTGCTTGGGCGTCAGCCGCCTTTCGTCCGCCATCGTCTCGTCCTTACGCGCTCCGCCGCTCACGTCCCACCGGCACCCGCCGCATGATCCGCCCCACCTCGCGCGTCCCCTCCCAGGCCGGCAGCACGACCGGCCCCGCGTCCGGGGGCAGTTCCGGCAGCTCGCCGGGGCCACGGGCGCGCAGGAGGGCGCGGCGGCTGGCGTCGCTGACGATGTGGTAGAGGGGCCAGGCGGAGTTCATCGCGCGGCGATCTCCAGGATGGCCATGTCCAGGTACACCGGCCCGGTCAGCGACACCGAGCGCGCGATGGGCTTGCCGGGTTCGCGTATCTGGCAAGTCGTGCCGCACGTCGGACAGTTCATCGCGGCACACCCGGCGTCACCGGCGACCCAGGGCTGCACGTCGTACCACTCGCCCCGGTCGGCCTGCCACTCGCAGCCGCAGTGGCCGCAGACGAACGTGACGCGCATCTGCCAGGGGACATCGGGGACCGGGACCTTGCCGGGCTTGAGGATACGCGGCATCGGCTACTCCGTGTGCGATGGCGGGAGCGGGCAGCGTGACATGGTGGAAGGGGTGAAGAAGATGGCACGGCCCGCCTGATTCCACCGTACCACGCGCGCGAGGGGGGGAAGTGTTACATAGTGTGACATTATGTGACGCAATCACGCTCACGGCGTCGCCACAATCGCGATGATCTCTTTCCTCCC